TACGCGCCAGGCGTTCAAGCTGGCGGCCCAACAGGTCAATTTCCTTGTAGTCGCTGCCGGTTTTGGGGTCCTTGTGGACCAATTGCAGCAAGCGCTGCTCAAGCCCGGATTCGACCCGCGTGAGCGCCGGGGCCTGGTCCCAGCCATCACGCTGTTTCCACGCGCTGACGGTGGCCCGGGGCTGGGTCAGGTGTTCGGCAATGGCCGCGACCTGCCAGCCCAGCCAGTACAGGGTGCGGGCCTGGCGGCGTGGGTCCGGGTCTGCGGGCAGTGACATGTGCCCAGTGTCGGCGCGCAGGCGGCGGGCGCGGCGTGCGTGCGCATGTAAACCCCGGGGTTTACATGCGATTCCATGCGCAAAAGCACCACGACCCGTCCACGATGAGGGCATGAGCACATCGCCCCCCCCTTTTGTCCGCATCGCCGTGGAAGGCCCCAGCATCGACGGGCGGCATATCCAGCGCGTCCATCTGGAACAGGCCGCCGCCAGCTATGACCCCAACGTCTACGGGGCGCGCATCTGGATGGAGCATATCCGCGGGATTTATCCCGACGGAATGTTTCAAGCGTATGGCGATGTGCTGGCGCTGAAAACCCGCCAGATCACCCTGGCCGGGCAAAAACGCCTGGCCCTGTATGCGCAACTGGCCCCGACCCAGGCGCTGCGCGAGCTCAATGCGCGCCAGCAGAAATGCTACAGCTCGATCGAACTGTTGCCCAATTTTGCCGGGACCGGCCGCGCCTACCTGATCGGCCTTGCGATTACCGATACCCCGGCCAGCATCGGCACTGAAAAACTGGCCTTCAGCCAGCAATCCCCCGCGCCCGATGGCCGCCTGTACTCCCCCCCTGAGGAACTCACGATGTCCGCTGACCAAGAAAACACCCCGCCCGCCGCCGCCGTACAGGCCACAGAGGCCGCCCCGGCACCTGCCCCTTCCCCCACTGCCGGGGCCGATGCGGCGGCTCCCAATGCCTTTACGGCGGCGTTGGACAAGGTGCGCCAGATGTTCACCCGGCACACCCACGCCAGTGATGCGCAGATGGGCGAGCTGATTGGCGTGCTGGAACAGGCCGCTGCCTGTCACCAGCAGATTGAGGCCGATGTGAGCGCACTGGGCGCACGGCTGGACACGCTGACCGGCGAACTGGCCGCGCAGCGCCAATTGCTCTCCGCCGTGCCCGCCCCGGCCCCCGAACGCCCCGCCGCGACCGGGGCCGGTACGGCGGTGTTGACCGATTGCTGAGGCCAAACAGGCGAAAACCCCGCCAGCGGTGAACTGGCGAGGTTTTCTACATCCACTCCTATCTGAAGCATAGGAACAGACATTGAAAAAGTATAGCAAGGGAGCGTTTCGCGTGAATGAAGACGGCGTTGAACTCAGCGGGGAGTTTTCGCCCTTTTTACGGGCATGTATCGGTATTGGCATTTTGCTGTTGTGTCTCACCCCACCGCTGTATGTATTTTTGCGTTACTCCTGATCTTTCCAGGGAACCCATATGAGCGGTCAAATGAATGATGAAGATTCAGCGCGATTTGCACACCGGGTCGGACTGGCCTATGTGATCGCCGCCATCGGCGCGGCCTGTGCTGGCGTTATTGCGGCATTGAGTTTATGGCGGTGACGGCGTGGGCGACATGATGTTACGCGCCTGTATCGGTATCGCAATTTTGAGTATCGCCCTCGCCCCGCTGGTGCTGGCCTTTGGAAAAGCCCTGCATTGGCTGCGCTGGTGGTAACCAGCACACAAGCGAACGCCCCAACCGCTGATGACGGTTGGGACGCTCTGTATTCACCCGTGGAGCAATCACGAGTAAATCATGAACGATGTTAACCGAACCCAACTTGAAATTCACCCTTGCAAAGGCTTGAAGATGAACATGGTCACTGACCGCTGGATACGCAAATGCATTGGCGCAAGCCTGCTGATGGTGTCCTGCGCCGTGTTGCTGACGGCGCTGGCATCCGTGCTGTACGTGATTTTCCGTTATGCCTGATTTTCCTCCCCCCTCCCCCACGTGAGACCTCTCCCATGCGCAACGAAACCCGCCTCCAGTTCAACGCCTACCTTGACCAGGTAGCCACCCTCAACCAGATCCCCGATGCGGCACAGAAATTCAATGTGGACCCCAGCGTGCAGCAGACGCTGGAAACCAAAATCCAGGAGTCCAGCGAGTTTCTGGCCAAGGTCAATATCGTCGGTGTGCGCGAACAAAGCGGCGAGCGGCTGGGGCTGGGCATCGGCACGCCGATTGCCAGCACCACCGATACCAGTGTCCAGGACCGCACCACCCGCGACCCGTCCACCCTGGATGCCCGCGATTATCGCTGCACGCAGACCAACTCGGATACCCACATCACCTACCAGAAACTTGATGCCTGGGCCAAGTTCCCGGATTTCCAGACCCGCATCCGCAATGCCATCGTGGCGCAACAGGCGCGCGACCGGATTTTGATCGGCTTCAACGGGGTCCAGCGCGCCGTCACCTCGGATCTGGCCAACCATCCGCTGCTTCAGGATGTCAATATCGGCTGGCTGCAAAAGTACCGGACCCATGCCCCGCAGCGGGTGCTCAAGGACGGGGCCACGGCGGGCAAGATCGTGATCGGCGAGGGGGCGGGCAAGGACTACCGCAACCTGGACGCGCTGGTGTTTGATGCGGTCAACAGCCTGCTCGAGCCCTGGTACCAGGACGATACGGCGCTGGTCGCCATCTGCGGGCGGGATTTGTTGTACAGCAAGCTGTCTTCGATCATCAACGCCATCCCCAACACCGCGCCCAGCGAGCGCCTGGCCGGGGATGTGCTCATCAGCCAGCGCCGCCTGGGCAACCTGCCGGCGCTGCGGGTACCGTTCATGCCGGCCAAGACGCTGTTCATCACCCGCTGCGACAACCTGTCCATCTACTGGCAGGAAGGGGCCCGCCGCCGCGCCGTCACCGACAACCCCAAACGCGACCGGATCGAAAACTGGGAATCCTCCAACGATGCCTATGTGATCGAGGATTACGGCTGCGGCTGCCTGATCGAGAACATCGAAATCGCGGATTGATCGTGCATAAGCGAAACCCCCAACCGGCACAAACGGTTGAGGGTTTCTGTATCTACCCCTTGAAGCACCAAGGAGAAGACGTTGAAAAAGTATAGCAAGGGAATCTTCCGTATGAACAGGCAAGACGGCATTGAAGTCAGTGGTGAGTTTTCACCGTTCCTGCGGCTGTGTATCGGTATCGGCATTTTGATGTTGTGTGCCGCACCACTGATCTACGTCATCCGCTGGTGGTAGCCACATAAGCAAAAGCCCCGGCAGTTAGGCGCTGTCGAGGCTTTCTGGATTCATCCCTTGACATCAGCAAGGAATAAACATTGAAAAAGTATACCTGCATTTTTCGCGAAGTTCGATATATGGCAAGAAAACTCCCGGCATGGCGTTTTTTGTTGTTGTGGCTGATCGGCTTGATGCTGGCGGCTACACCGTTTATCCATGCCATCCGCTGGTGGTAATCACCCTCAATCCACATTCCGCTACTGCAACAGGACACGCCCCATGAGCCTTGCCAGACAACACTTCCTGCGCGCTTCCGCCGCGATGGCCGCGCCCGCGCCCGAATCCGCGCTGCGCCTGCCGGTGCACGAGCAGATGCTGGCGCAGTTGCGCCAGGCGCAGGTCGCACTCAAGCAGTTGCAATCGGTGGAGCGCAAGATCGAGCGCAAGCGGGCGTTGCTGCCCGCGTTTGCCGCCTATGTGGAGGGGATTGTCGAGGGTGACAGCGGCCATCAGGATGAGGTCTTGACCACGGTCATGGTGTGGCGGCTGGATACCGGCGACCTGGCCGGGGCGCTGCCGCTGGCCGAGTACGCGCTGCGCCACGGCCTGCGCCTGCCCGAGCGCTACAAGCGCACCCTGGGCACGGTGGTGGTGGAAGAAACCGCCGACCAGGCGCTGGCAATGCTGGCCGCCGGGCAGGTGCCCGATGTGGCCGCGCTGTACCGGGTGCAGGCGCTGACCGAAGCGGAAGACATGCCTGACCAGGTCCGCGCCCGGCTGCACAAGGCGCTGGGCCTGGCGCATGCGCAGGCACCGGACGACGAGCCGCAGGAGGACACCGTGCGCCGCTGCCAGGCGGCGCTGCAACAGTTGCACCGCGCCACCGCGCTGGATGCGCGCAGCGGGGTCAAAAAAGACATCGAACGGCTGGAAAGCGCGCTCAAAAGGGCAAGCTCCCAGAGATGAAACGCCCCCGGTGCCGTGGCGTCCTTGCGGTAGCATTCAGGCTGCGCACTGGCGGACCTCATCAAGCAGCTCCGGGTGACGTTGCAACAGGCGCAGCAGCAAGACCGTGGACTTGTGAGGCTGGGTTTTGCCGTGCTCATACTCGCTGAACGCCGACACGCCGCCGCCAAACAGTTTCCCGGCCTCGGCCTGGGTGAGGTTCAGCGTTTTACGTGCGGCACGCAGTT